GTGAAATTGCAGCCAAGATGAAAGGCTTTAATTTCAACGCGCCAGTTTTCCTGGCGGAACTAGGTGAAAGCTTTGAGACTGTGAGGAATACAACGGCCGCTGTGTATCGTTTGACCCGCGCTTGCGTGAGGTTGGACGGTCCAAGTATTATGCGTTCGTTAGGTTCCATCGCGGGGAATAAACCCCCCGGCGCCCTTGATAAGGCACTTAAAGCTCGAGATGTGTCTGGAGCGCTTCTTGCTATGCGCTATGGGTGGCAGCCCCTACTTCAGGACTGCTACGAAGCGATGCAGGCGGTTAAAAACCGCCATGATCGTCCACGTCAGACTACGTTCACCGTGTCAAAAACGAAGGAATACATCGTTGAAGATGCAGCCTCATCGTCCATCTACAGCGTTCCTTCTCTTCAGCGTTACAGCCTGAAGTATCGGTTAACGGTTCTCGAACGAGTTTCAATGGCGAGGTCCCTGGGCTTGAATAACCCAGGTATGGTACTTTGGGAGCGGCTTCCGTGGTCATTTGTAATCGATTGGTTCATACCGATCGGTGACTACTTAGATTCGCTGTCCTTTTGGTCCGGCCTCGACGTAACGCTCGTTAGATCGGAGTTAAGGTCCGGCTCTGCAACATGCCGGAAGTACTGGCCCTCGGACGCTTTATACACCATTAAAGGTGGGTCCTATAGGTCAGAGTCCTTTAGATTCGATCGTACCGTGTCGCACTCGATTAGTGTTCCACTGCCTTCATTAAAAGCTTTTCAGAAGGCATTTTCGAGTGTGCATCTCCAAAACGCCGCTGCGCTAGTACATCAGCTCATCGACGGGAAACGCGACCTTCCTCGGTTGAAGCAAGTACGCTACGACCCCTTGTGGGCGAAGCGCTACAGGCTAGACTGGGTGGGTTGACTCTTTCATTCACATTTCCTTTTCAGGAGTAAAACACAATGTCGGCACAAACCAACATCGTCGCCTTTGATGGCGCTGCAACCCCCGTCGTACATACCCTTGTTGCTAGTGGCGTGAAAGCGTTAAGCAAGGACCAGCTAGTCGCAGAATGGCAGGAGAAACTCCCTACCGTTCCCGACATGGCTCAGGTCCGTGCTACGCTGACCGAATCACTCCTCAAGAGTGGTAAGACGCGGAATGCACTCGTAGTCGATGTTCCCATCATGGAGAGCATCTCCGGGGCCAATTCCAGCGGTTACACCGCTGCCCCAAAAGTCGCTTTAGTCGAGACAGTACACATCATCTCGTACAGCGACCCGCGATCGACGATCGCTACGAAACGGCTGGCTCGCCAGCTCGCTCTGAACGTCGCCGGAAGCATTTCGACTACGGTTACCCCAGTTGTTACGGGGCCTGTACCGGAATTGCTGGACCAAGGCATATTCCCGTCATAAGCCGATGAACATCTCGACTGATACGGTTAGCTTGGTCTTCCTCCTCGTGATAGCACTGCTTGTAACCTTTTCACTGGCTCGCAAGTAGTACGAGGGGTATCGCAACTTGGGTGTCACCTCCTTTCAGGAGTAATAAATGCAAGTTTCCACTTGCTGGACAGAGGAATTGCCTTACGGCGACTCGCTCGAAGTGCTGAGAGAACTCAGCATGTACCACGCCCGCCTCGGCGGGTTGCACGGATGGGTAATTAACAGTTACCTTGAAGCCCAGGATTTCTCTGGGCTGTGCGGCTATGAATTACCTCTCAACGATCCTGACTGGGACGTATCCCAGCTCTACCACTGTCGACAGGCTCTTGGCTTCTTTACGAAGTTGAGAGACTTAGACATTGGGGTAGATAAGGAAGAAGTGGCTTGGGGGAAGTTTGTAGAATCCGAAGCGAAGTGCAAAACAACCAACGACCTATTTCGCGCATTCGTCGCGGGGACGGTATGTCTGTCCCCGCGCGACGTTCGGCTACTAGAGTCGGCACGTCGGAAAATACGGAAAGTGCTAGGTCGTTGTCCGAAAATCTCGGATTTGTGTCTTCGTTTCGGTCCAGGTGCTACGGCTACTATAAAAAGAGCTGAAGCGTGCCCGCAGACAAAATTTGCGGAGCCGCCGTCCTGTAGTTACGGACTTGCTGCCTCGGGTTTCCTCCCGGAATTACTGCGATCGCTGCCGCACTATACATCGTGCCATGCGAGCTTCTCGTATGTAGATTTGGGGGGTTACGAAACTGAGGTTATTGACGTGGTCTTGCGACCCGCCGTCATCAAGTTCGTCCCGAAAAACGCAAAGGCCTACAGATGTACCATCAGCGAACCGACGATCTGCACATTGCTACAGTGCGGAATCGGTGACGAGATGGTGCGTAGGTTAATGCGTGCAGGTATCAACCTTAAGGATCAGCAGCTCAATGGTTCACGAGCGCTGTCCGCGTCCATTTCAGACCAGGACGCAACGGTTGACCTGTCTAGTGCTTCTGATACTATTTGCTCTGCCTTGGTTGCATACTTGGTGGATGATGAATGGTACCACCTCCTCCGAGCTTCTCGATCCGGATCCGCAACTTACCGCGGGGACGTCGTCGTTTTGGAGAAGTTTTCAAGTATGGGGAACGGTTTTACATTCCCGCTTGAGAGCTTGATTTTTTGGGCCCTTACCTCGTCGGTTGTCCAATCAAATGGATTTCCGGTGGAACGCGTGAGCGTTTTCGGTGACGATATCGTATGCCCTTCGGATTGTTACCCCGAAGTGCAACGTTTCTTAGAATTTTGCGGCTTTTCCGTTAATATGGAGAAGTCGTTTGTTCGAGGGCCTTTCAGAGAATCATGTGGGTGCGACTATTACAAGGGTTTCGAGTGTCGACCCTACTACCAAAAGCACCTGGTAAGTGGTCATTCCCTTTTCACTTTGCATAATTTCTATGCTCGTCATCAGCACTGGGACATGTCCGAAATCGTGAAGAAGTATATTCCTCACGAACTACGGATTTATGGCCCCGACGGCTACGGTGACGGCCATCTCCTCCCTATTCTGGGTGAGTGGCCAAAAGTGATTAAGAAAAACTTTCGTGAGAAAGGCTTTTCTGGGTCTTGTTTCGATACGTATAGTCTTCGCAGAGTCCGGCTGCCCAGCCGGTATGCAGGCGACTACGTGTCACCCCTTTACTCGATCTACCGTAAAGGTAGGGAAGAGTTATCTCCACGTCTTGCGGCCAGTTTTGTTGAATCACGGCCTGTGGAGTTCAGTCCTTCCGGACGTCCGATATGGACGGTTCCCGGGGACGAAGGGTATAGACGGACATCGATCTACATTTTCGCCTAATTACTAGGCAAATGCGAAAGCTGGAGGCCTCCTCGTTGCGTG